CCGTCACTTTCTCCATACCTTATGAATATGGAAACTAGAGTGTTCAAAAATAAAGATAACACATTCCAAAGAGCGCTAAGTACGCGTGAATTAATTGATGATGAGAGTCATTCCACTAATTGTTCCTTGATCATTAGCTACAGCATAGTTAATATTTTGTCCATTATGTGTAATGATAACAGCCTCAGGTGTGTTCAGAGCATCAACTGGAGCAATTCGGACAAGTTCACCTAGATCAACATTGGGTACAGTGCTATAATCAACAATCATAACAAGTGTTTTACGGACTAAACCAGCTGTAGGTACATTGAGGCCAGCAGCACTAAGTACAAAGATTCCAGAGTTCATAGTAGTGTCAAATTCTTGGTTGGCCATGTTAGTGGTGAACTTTAAACTACATTCAAGGTAAAATGTGCCATAATAATTAACAGCATGGGTCACACCAGACATTGCTACATAAAATGTAAATGGTATATCAGTGAGCAAATTTGGTAAAACATTGCATTCTTTTGGTGTGATATAGGGCATGGAATACTGTATAGGTATCCAGACAGGGCTAATAACTGCTTCACTTTGAGCTAGAAAAGTACTATTGGTGGTTGAATCATTATCCAAGGGATTGCAATCACGGTATCCACCAATAAAAATGTTCCCAACTTCGGAAGTTCCACGTAAAGGTACATAGTGAAGCAAGGCACGAAGAACTGAAAATTTTGTGTAAGTAATTGCTTGATTTCCAAGTCGTCCACCATAAATTAAAGGAGTTATCGCAAAAGTTCCATTACAGTCATCATAAGTGGTGGGTGGACAAGCTATACAGAAGTCTACAGAGTCAGATCCAGACCTAACATAAGTTGAAAGTATGTTTGATTGTGTCAAAGGTGCAAGAACTGTGGGTAATTTTCCTCTGTTTAATCGTCGATTAGGTTTTGAATAGTATGGGTTACGTCCCTGAAAAGTATTAATACGAGTAAGATTGTTTGATCTAAATCGCAATGGAGCAGGAAAAGGGTCAATATTTGGATTGATAAGTTGGAGTTTCTTTTTCTGTTTTCTCACGTTGGCTTTTTGTTGCAAGCGTTGATTTCTTAATTGTTGTTTTGTCATAGACAAAAAGGAGTTTGATTGATATAAATTGGTAAGTTTTATATAAACCTTCGGGGCAACAAGTGCCCCGGGAAAAAGGATGAAAAATCACAATGAATGATGGATGACGGTGAGGTATATTACCCCATTTTTTCGGTAGCGCCGCGCAACAATCCCGCGCTCAAGGGGTACCAGCCCTCAAGACACGTTACCATTCATTATGACCTAAAATCTAAATAAAATCTATGTTTATATAATACTTAGAGCATGACTGCAGAAGAGACATTTTGAGTTTCGATAAAACTATCCAACGACTCAAAATCTTGCAAAGTGACAGCTTTGTCTATGATACGTTCCATTTTAAGTTGACGTGCAATAGTTATATGAAAGTTTCTAGCATAAAGAAATCGCGATTTATCAGTAATAACAGGTTTAACAAATTTAATTGTATGAAACAATTTTAAAATTTGGTTTTCCCACCATCTTTGGTTGGGATCGACGATAATACTACCGGGTCCAATAATTTGTAATACTTTGTAAGCTAAATTACCAGCAATAGGTGTGTCCCTTGCTAGGACAAATAATGACATAGCTTTGGCCCGTAGTAAATCCACCTTCTTCTCATTGCAACAACCTAAATAAGATGGGTGGCACGTCCAAAAAAGACGCGTTATGTTTTCAGGTTCAATAATAGTTAAACATTCATCAGGATGAAAAATATTTCCGCAGAATGTTGTGTCAATTAAAGAAGTGACATATTTCATTTTGATTTTGAAACCTAGTTGTGTAAACATTTGTTCAGTATAAAATGGTGTGTTCATCCCTATTATGGCATCATCACCCTCGACAAAACAGTCAACAGTTTGGTGATTCTGTTCAGCCCAAAACAATATATTCATTAAGTTGCTGAACCCATTCCCCAAAGATGTCCACATTTCT